ATAATAGATAAGAAAAAAAAACAAATTAGACTTGGTATGAAAGCTGTCATGTATAGAGAACTATCACCAAGAGAACTACAGATATACAGAACAGGATTTAAAAATGGCTATCGTATGGCAGAAGCTCATCTTGTTTTTAAAAGCCAACAACTAGCAGATAGAATAAAAATGAAAGATGATCGAGATGAAATAAAAAAAAGAGTTGATGAAAAACATCCTGTTGGTTACGAAACATTTGATAATATTGTAAAAGTTGTGGCTAATCATTTCTGCATTAGTGCTAAAGAAGTTTATAGTAGAAGAAGATTAGCTTATATTGTGAAACCAAGAAGTGTTATTATAAATTATTGTCTTGAACATTTTAATATATCAACACCAAAGTTAGGTATGTTTTTTAATTTTGATCATTCAACTATAATTCATCATAGAAGGCAAAAGGTAAAACAAGTTGGTATATGGAAACCTTTAGAATTAGTTTGGCAAGACTATGAAAAAATTAAAAAGGAATTAGTTAAGTCCTTGCGTAGTTAGGTCTTTTACCTTTACGACTTCTTCTTTCAGCACTTTGTTTTCTTGATACAGCAGCTCGTCTTTGACTTGGCGACATGGCTCTAGCTTTTGCTGCAGGTACACACTTAGGATAGTTTCTTCTTTTCTCACCCTTACTACGACCACACTTAGGAAAGCCACCACCTTTCTTTGGGTTAGCAATATCAACCCAGTTAGCTCTAACCCATGCTCGTAAACCTTTTGACATTATCTTTTTTTCTTTTTTTTATTTTTACCACCAGGTGTTATCTTACCTGAACAAACTGCACTTGCATACATATTTGCATAAGCTGAAGGGTACACCTTAAACTTACGTTTTGCTGCAGCCTTACCTCTTGCACATAATTTACCCATATTATTTACCGACTAACCTTTTAGCTTTCTTATGTGCAAAAGTAAAAGACTTTCCTGCTCTCATTTCTTTTTTCATCATAGCCATGTGTTTCTTACTATGATGTACCGAATGTTTTTTTAATGTTTTCTTTTGTTTATCAGTAAGTTTTTTCATTACACCTTCCTTGTTTTTTTAGACATTCTTAATTTTTTAAAGTCAGCTCCTGTAATGCGATCTCTTGGGATGGCTACACGAGCTATCTTCATTTGATTTGCAGTATATTTTTTTTTACCTTTTTTCTTTGGCATTATTTCTTCTTCTTGTTATTTTTTTTCTTCTTAGATTTCTTAGCCATAGGCTTCTTCATTTTCTTTCCGTACATTTTTATCTCCTATATTTATATATTTATCGAAGCAACTTTCTCCACCATTGTAACGATGACAAAAATACTTCTTTTCTGCATTTATAATCCATTCACCTTCATTACTCAAGAGTTGTCTTTTGCACATTAAACAATACCCACAGACTAATGTAATATTTCTTTTAGACCAAGTTTTTTTCTTTACCATTTTTTGCAAGACCAATAACGAGCAGTGAGCTTGTTTGTTGCTGTAGCGCAACGATGTCTAGCTCTGAAAGATTTACGTCTAGCAGGAGATGATTTCTTGATTGTCATGTTTGCATCCCCATATCTAATCAATCGAACTTTGTTACCTGACTTTGCAAGAACTGCAAACTTTTTAGTTTTAGTTCTATCATTTTTAGGTTTGTTGTACCCTGAAAATCTTTCACCTCTGTATGTTATAGCCATGATTGCATTCTATACTCTTTAAAATAATTTACAACTTTCCATTTATCCCTTTTCTTAAAGTGTCCTTTCAATGCGTATTGTGTAGCTTCTTTTTCTGTGTCCCATATCTCATTTGTGAACAACTCCCACTTATCATTACGCATCCATAAGATACAATACACTATTTTAGTATGAGTGCTTTGATAGATTTAGATCCATCAATATTAGTTTCAAGTTCTGCTTCAGATTTAATACATTTATAATCTATATTATCTTTGACTTGTCTCATGGCTTCACGCTTATGCTTCAAACATACAGACATAGATTCTTGTATTCTGTGTTCTTTAATATCAGGACCAACAAACATAAGTAAAGCTATAACTGTTTCAACCATTAGTGACCACTTCCATTTCTAATTAACTTCTCAACATCAATTTGCAGTTTATGTACTTGCTCTTTTAAGAACTCAATATTAACTTTGTTAGTCATATTTTGTTCTTGGTTTTCAATTAATTTCTCTACATCTTTAAACACAGATTCCAATAACATATATTGTTCTTGGTCTGTTGGTTTCTGTTCTGATTTTTTCAATAAGTCTGCGTTAAATAATTCTCTTGATGTTTCTAAAGATGTAAGTCTAGCAGTAACTTCGGTGTAAGCAAAGACACCCATGGCTACAGCGATGACAATACCGACCATGTTTTTAATTGGCATTGCTACATTTGTATTCTCACTAACTTTCATTGTGGTTCTTTTCCTCCGCAAATATAACCTATAACTTTTTTATCTTGGTATTTGTAATAGTAATGATTCGATAGAAAGGTCTTTTTCCTCTTCTCATATACTGCTACGTTAGTATTAAACCAACTACTGCAACTTGTAAATATCTCAAATGTCTCCTGTTTGATGTCTCCACCAAAAGTTAGATATAATAACGTAATCATTATGGGTTTCATCTGCCTTGCGAGTTGTAAGCCTTCCAGGATCTTCGTTTATTCTTGTTCATTGAAGATGTTTTAGGTCGTCTACCTAGGCTGGTTTTTTTTGGTATTCTTTCGTGTGGTAATTTTTCTAGGTTTAGTTTTCTTTTTGCCATATCCTTGTTGTGATTTCAATCGTACCTCTATACCAAAGGCTTGAGAAAACATCTTTGTTATTTGATTACTCATTTGCTAAAGTTTTTTATTTCACTTGCTTTGATACCATAGATTGCAGCTACCACAGATACCCAAAGTCCAACCAACCACCAAGGCATAGCTTGTAGTTTTTCAAAAAACATATCCATCTTTCTTTCTATTTCAGGATCGTCTGCAAATACAGAGTAAGCTAACATGAAGATGGGGGTAGACAAAACGATAAGTACGAACTCATCTTTCCAGTCTCCCTTCTGATGCTCAAATACTTTACCTTTATACTCTATCTCACCCCTCCTCATCTTCTCTGCATGGTGAAGTCTAGCTTCTGATAGAGCCTCTTTAGTTTTTTGCTTATCAGAGTACAGCTTGGCAGCTGTCTTAATTCCCATACCTAATACGTTAAACCACATTATCCTAACCATGGTAAGTATTTAACCTTACCATCCTCTCTTCTAGCTTTGAGCCATTGGTTTCTATTGTTCTCACCAGCGTAACTACAATGAATCCATCCGCTTGTAGGTTCGCCTTCTTTATAAAATTCTAAAATCCCTTGATCCACATCAAGGTTATTCTTAATCCATTTAGCTAATTCTAAATTATCTACACCAGGTATTTCAAAGTCTGCAGCTGCAGCACTATCATCTGCAACGTGTTGTGAATTAACGGATGACCCTATAGCCACACAAAGTTCTGCGCATCGAAAGCCACTAGATATAATTAAGGGTTTGTCAAAGTGTGATCTTATGGGTTGCAATACATTAACAGCTAATGCTTTGATATTTTCTATTTGTTGAGGGTTAGGATTATTATTAATACCTTTACGTTCTGCAACTTGCGACTTGGTTAGCTCATCAAGGGTTATGTTAGCTGTAAGTTTCATCTGTTGTAATATATCTTAACCTTTAATTTTTTTTGCAGTTCTGTCAAGCCTCTATTTATCAATGATCCTGCCTTTCTAACATACTTATCTTTAGGTGTATAATCAGATTTTCTATAATTTGCAGTCTTTACATCATAGGCTTGATATTCACCAGTGTTAATATCTAATACTACCATGTCGATTGGACCAATACCCATGGCTGGTACAAAGACAATCTTATCAGGATCTTGTGCAAATTTGGCTTGTGCGATGAGTTCATTGTAGAGTCCAACAGAAGCTGTTTTATTGCGTTTAGCCATTGAATTTAAAAAAGCCTATAATGGTCGCTATGAAACCACCAAGAATAACGAGAAAAGCAACAGCACCCTTTCCTTTATTCATGTCAGCACGTAAATCTTTTATATCTTTACGCATCTCATCGATGGCTTTGAATAAAGTTTTCATACGTTCAGCGCAGACTTTCTCATGATAAGAAATTCTTACGCTGTTATTTTTTTCTGCGTACTCTTTAATCTCTCTTGCACTTACAGATAATCTTTTTGATTTTCTTTTTGCAACCATCTTTTAATTCTTCCCAAAATATTTTTATTTCTTCTACTAACATCTTAAAAAACTTATCCATATATCCTCCTATATTTCTTCTATGGGTTCGCATTTAAAGTTAATAATAACTCTATTATTATTTACAAACTCACTACCCATTTCATTATTGATTTGAATAGCTCGTAAGTAACCAGCATTAGCACATTCTATCCAAGAATTAAATGTTAAAGTGTTGTGGATTTCACCAGTGCATTCTGCTGCTACGACTGAACAAATTTTTAAAATCAATAAATACTTCATTCATTCTGCTTATCAGATATGAATTGGTATTGATATTGATATTAATGACTAGGGTTTTGTAGGAAAGGTAACAGCATCAACATCAGCAGCTGTTGCGTCATCAGCCACAGTACCAGGTAAATCTCTTAACTCTTGTCTGTAAGTTGTCATCGCATCAGTCATTGCTACATCAGATAAACCATAATGATCTGTTTCTTTAAGTAAAGAATTTCTCTTTGATCTTAAATTTGCCATAGCTCTATCTTTTGCACCAGCTTCCCAAGCCGCTTCTTCAGCATCTCTTGCCGCTTCTTCTTCTGCTGTGAGTTGAACTCTCTCACCATTTACCATTTTATATCTTGGCATATTGTTCTC